ATAAACAGGGATTATTTCCTTATTTCCTGTTGTTGTTGGTTGGATTTGTTGTTTAGGATCTAAAATAATAATTTTCCATTCATCCTCTTGTTTAAAATACCAAGCAATTGAAGTTACTTTTTTAGGTGCAGATTGGATATATTCAGGTGTTAGAGCATCTCCCATCTCAATCTCAATATCAAAAAATATTTCCTTATGAGTAGTTGATGGTTCATCATTAATTCCATACTTATCAATTAAAAAATTTTGATAAGGTGACATATCATGGAAATGAAGACCAGGTGTATCTCTTTTCCATTTATATACCTTTTTTAATGGTTCACCATTTAGACCTTTATATTTTGCTTCACTTTCATCACATTCAATATAAGCAGGAGAGGACCATTCTTTAGTTGAATAGCCCTCATCAGTCCATAAATGGATCAGGTATTTATTATAACTTTTATATTCGGCAAAACACTTTTTATACATTTACTTTAAAAATTGTTTTAGATTTGGTCTAAAATAATTTATATTTTTCATTACTTTTTTATCACGTGTTCTATAGACGATATAATAGTCTCCAACCTTTTCATAGTGACATGGTTCCTTTTGCTCTTCGGCACGTACTCTAACGGTCTCTTGTGCCTCTTCTTCACTAGTACAAGCTTTTGACATATTCGACGCTTGTACTTCTTTATATGCTGGCCATATTTGATCCTTAAGACCATGTAACATAGTGCCGTTGCCCAAGGAAACGTAGGCAATGTCACATAAAGCATCAAGAACTTCAGTAATATTTCCGGTTTCACAGGCTTCTTTATATTCTTCGAGCTCTTCAAGGATGAAGTCATATACAAACTGCCATTCTTTTTTTTCTGGGATTGTTGGTTCATAATTGTTTGGTTTGCCCATTGTGTGGTTAAATTCTTCTACTTCACTTACAAATGGAACATATTTAGATAGAGAACCATTTTGTAAAGGGTTTTTCTCTCCAGTTAGTTCCTCATAATGAGGGTTTAATTCACCTGTTTGTGGGTCGTGGGTTGGTATTTTATTTTTCATAGTTTTATTTTTAACTTAAGAAATATGAATTAAACTTGACCATAACTCATGAGGTACATCACTACTAAAATTACTATCTGGGGCTAAAATAACTGAAATAGCATCATGTGAGTGGAGTGATTCTTGGTGGGAACAAATGATTCTAAAGTCTTTAATTCTTTTATCTGCATTTAGTTGTTCATATAACAATCTAGCAGCATCTTCAACAAATTTAAGATAAGAACCGTTTAATTCTGCAAATGCCATTTCATCTTCTCTTTTTACTACTACTTGAGTTTCAGTTTGTAAAGCTTTAGCACACATTTCTTGTAAATCTTCAATCCAAACCATATCATCAAATTCAATAGATATTCTAGTTACTGATCTTTGTGAATGGGAAACTGTTGCTTTATTTCTATATTTTCTGGCATATTCGGCTAATTCATAAGAACAAGGACAAGCTGAGGAGTATACAAAGTCAAAATGGATAATTTTTTTCATTTCACCCTTTTTATTCAAATCCCCTTCTAGTGTAACATCATAATATTGATACCCTTCATTATCAGATCTTAGTGACTTTAAAACAATAGGATATGAAAATTTAAGTGCAATTTTAGAATCAAATGTTTTTAGTTTTTCTTGATATGCAGATAAAACAGTTTCTAGTTTATCAATACTAAAAGTATCATTTTTAAATTCATAAAAAGATCTCATAATACGAGACATATTAATACCTTTCTTGTGGGCTTCAAGAGATACAGTTCCTGTTACTTTAGTTTCTAATTCTTTAATACCATTATCCCTTGTTTTATATTTTAAAGGCAATCTAAAATTATGAATTCCCACTTGTTGTATTTCAACAGGGGATCCTTGTATAAGTGAAGAAGGCCCATTTTGTAAATCAGGAAAGGTTTCAATATCTTTTTTTGTAGGTTTATATTTAGAATCATATTCCCTATTAGGTTCATTATATTTTAATGAATGTTCATTGTCTTGGGGTTCTTTATATGATTTAACATCACCTACCCATTCATATTTTTTAACAAATTTTTTTTCGCTCATTTAATAATTTATTTATGTTAATATAAAAACTTTTTTAATAATATCCAAATATATTTATCTTTTTCCTCCAAAATATTCTGTTCCATGACCTTCATTTATTAATTGCTTATTTATTGAAATATCTTTATCGGTATGAATAACTCCTAAACATCTTCCAAATTTACCTACCCCATGAGATATTAATGTAAACTCATTATCTACTTCATCTAAAAGTTCTATTAGTCTAGCTTTTGCAGCTAATCCTCTTTTCTTTTCTTCTAAATCCCTTGTTCTAGATTCAGGAGCATTTATACCATGCATTCTAATTCTTACTTTTTTAAAAGTACTAAATCCTAAATCTACCATAGCATCAATGGTATCACCATCAACTACTCTTACTACTGTTGCGTTATATTCAAACATTTTCTATATATTCTTTTAATTGGTTTACTAATATTAAAACTTCATCTGGTTCCATAGTAATAGCACAACAAACATTAATGCTATCTTCTATCTCAAGCAATATGTCTAATGCTTCTTCTTTAGACACCTCGTTCTGTATCAAATGCTATTATATGGTCTCTACCTGTTAAATTATAACCATGTTCAGCGCATAAATCAAATACCAATGGATACATTTTAATTAATTCTTCTCTAGTATCACCAGCAGGCATTATAAATGTTTTATGTTTTGGGATTTCCATTTTAATTCTAAAATCTTCTATTTCTTTTAAACATTCATCAGTACCATCCCAAACAGGTTTGAAATGGTAGTCTGTGTGGTAATCTAGTGTTTTTCTAATAACACTATAATTTAATCTTAATTTATTATGTTGCTTAATCATTCGTTCATCCGTTTCTTTTCCATTAGGTGTTAAAGCACCTACTTTAGGAACAGAATTGGAAAATTTAGGAGATAAAGAAATCAGACCTAATGGGAAATCAGTTTTAAGAAAATGAGAACCTTCAGTTTCAATAGTAATAAGAATACCTCTTTGATTTGCAAAATGTGTTAATTCATTTACTAATTTAGGATGCATTGTTGGTGATCCTCCAGTTAACATCATTTCTTTTACATGAGGGTTGTCATCATAAATCTTAATAACATCATTGAAGTTGAATGTACCTTTCTCTGGGTGGATACTTGTATACCAAGAATCG